ATGAGCAGTAGCATAAATCGTTTTGCCACTTTCTTTTAAAATGGTTCCCAAATCACGAAACCATAATTGTAATTTTTGATAATTCTGGCGATTGTCCTTTGCGGCATTATCAATATTTTCTAATACCAAGTTTTGAAGTGCTGTGATATTGTCTAATACAATCACCTGATACTTAGCATCTGAAATTCCTTGCATGACATATTGTTCAACCATTGCCTGGATATTTGGCATGTCACGATGTTCAAAGATAATAACATCGACGTCCTTATCGCCAATCAAAACATTGCTCGACATATCGAAGCTGAACAACAACTTGTGACCTACAAACTGTTTCACTACACTTGTCTTACCGGTACCACCATCACCATATATGAAGTACATATTGGGTATCACCGGAATGTTTCCGTCCGCATAAAACTTCATTTTGCCTCCTACAAACTAAACTTAACGGATTCACTGGCTGGCTTCTCAGTTACACCATCAACAATCTGTCCATCTTCAAGCACGAATTTTCCATTAATAATCGTTCCGGACTTCTTTAAATCAGTTTTTTTGATGGTTTCCTTGGTTTTAATAAGTTCTTTAATTCCTTGGTCTCGTAATGACTTTAGTACCGTTGTTTCATCATAATTCAGACCTGCCGGTGTCTTACGAGTCGTGACTTTCCCATGTGGAGTATCGATTTTGAATTTACTGTCATGCTGACGTTCACGATATAGATAATCCTTCAGCAATCCGTGGAAATATTCTCGACTAGATTCATTTTCAGTAAGTTTACGATCCCGCCAAGCAATTGTTTGATCAATATCTGCTTGTGCTGCTTCTTTGACTTCCTGATCATGTTTCTCGATTGCTTGTAGCTTACGCATTGCCCAGTCAGCAGACTGTAGCGAATTAATTTTAAAGCCTTCTTGTTCACGATCATTAACCGTTTTTAGCTCTTCTTTAAGCAATTCATTGATCATTAAATTAACCCCCGTAATTCGTTTAATTCTGTTTCACTCTTATCTAACATTTCGTACAACTTGGCCAGCGATTCGCCATCACTGATCCAAACACTGTTGATAACATGCTTTAGAAACTTGATGTGATTGTTCACGATTTCTTCCATAACTACCGTCCTCGCTTTCTTAGCACTTGCAAACGAGACTGCTTTGGAATAGAGTAGATGTTGGTGCTGAACATTTTTTCCATTAGTCCATCGTTAGCCGTTACTAGCGATGGCTTTTTTTGCGCTCGTTTCCAATCGTGGAGTGTTAAAGTTAATACTTTTTGCATGATTATTCCTCCATTTCTATTGCTTCTTGCCAATCAATGACATAGCCGCCACCAGGACACTTGCTAACTGAAATATCTTCTTTTGATAGTGTGTTGATAACGCCGATACTAATTCCAGACTTGTTCCAGATGATTGAGTGATGGCCTGACAAACTAGCAACATTCATTTCAGTTAGTAAATCATTTGCTTGTGCCTTGTGTGCATTGGCAACTAATTTATTGCCAAGTCCAACAAATGCATCTGTGTCTCTTACCATTACATTTCCTCCTTAAATTTCCCGTTAAAAGATTTAAAACGTTTTTGAATTTAGGTATTTTTCAAGTTCCTTACGTTCAATGCGTTTTAGTCTGCCAATGCTAGTTACCTTTAAACCGTCATTAATCATCTTATAGACTGTATTTACACTACCAATGTGAAGCTCTTCCATCACTTGCTGGTAAGTAAGCCATTGAATCTCCGTTTTACTCATATCGTTTCCTCCTTAAATACCAAACCAGTTTCTAATCTCCCGGCGCTTGTACCATACGGTTGTTAGCGCCCAAGTTAATATCGCTACTTCTACCATGGCAATTCCTCCCAATGAGATTCCAAAAAGTCAGCCATCACGCTAGCCTTAAACTTCCAGGCGCTACCGCGTCCCTTGTGAATTATTTGACCTTGTTGCTCCATTCTGCCAATCTGTCGACTGTATTTTGGATTTTCAATAATATTTTCTTTAATCCATTTAATCGATTTGTTTCCACACCGGTCACGTAAATCGTCCATTATCCAGGATCGCCCCAACAAAGATTGATCCAGCAATTTGTTATACGCCTCTTTATCAACTAATACGTATTGGTCCATGCTTTTAACGTGCATCGGAACCGCTGCTACTTTTAGCGCTTGCATAATAGAGTCTCCTTTCTAATTTCATATTGTTAGTCCTTCCATGCTGGCTTAGTTGTATACTTGACTTATTCCAATTAATCGAGGTGATTAATATGAAAAACATTGATCTGACTAATGAATTTATTTTAAAAGCTCCAGCTGAACCTGGGTCTGCGGAACTAAACCTCAGCCTTGGCAAGGATTATAGTGACTCAAACCCCATAAATTACTTTATAAATCAGGATATAAACAAAGGGCCATTGGCACACATAACCGTATATGGCAACGGCCTTGCGATCTATTCAGAACAGAGAGCAAACAGTATTGTTATCAGAACTAACGGTGAATTCGTTTCGCAAAATGATGGATCCCTTAAATTAAGCTCTTTTAAGGAACAATGATCTTATGTTGTCATTTTTAGTTTCAGTGAATATTGCCGTTTCATCATCTAACACGACACGACAGTTACCTAGTTTTGTATTCAATTGATATTGTTTAACCTCATTGCTGCTTTTTGAACAGCTTGAAGCAATAGACTGAACGATCAGGTTGTAATTGCTATTTGCTTTCTTTAAAGTACAATTTGCGCTTTGATCTAATTTTTGAAACTTACTTTCCAATGATTCAATACGGCTAACAATTTGATTAGAGTGTTCCTTGCTACCACCAATAGCTTGGAGCACGCTTTTTATTTCTTCCGGTGTACCTTTAATTATTAATTCCATGCAACTCGCCTCCTATGCTGGTTCCTTGTCGAATCTAAGTGACGTCTGCCGAATAATCGTCTTAGTTGCTGTAGACGGCTCCCAGTCGTTGATGAAGTCCATTACCATCTGGTAGTCCTTCTTGCGTAGCATTGACCGAGCACTCACGTTAGCAATCTTCTTGACGCCACCGTTAATATCCTTAAACAGCTCGCCACGTTGTTTCTTCGTAATATGCCCATAACTGTGAGCCACTTCTGACACACGTTGGTTAACACGCCGGTTAAGCGCACTATATTCAGGATTAGGAATAACTTGGTTCTCTTTGAGGTCTTTCACATCGCCCTCTACACTGTCTAGGCGCTGATTCGTTTCCTCATTGGCTTGCAGCGCCAATCTGGCAATCTCTCGTGGCGATGTTGGCAATTTTGCTTGTTCTTCCATAGAGTTGAATGCCTCAATGTATTTGAGCTTGAACGCATCCGCCTTTTTACCTGTAAACCCGAAAGCAATGAAACTGAACCCGTCACGATTCATGTAATACATTGGATTAGATTTACCACTTCGGTCTTTATAAAATCCCTTGGAAAACATCGAATCGTACTGAGCTGAATTTTCAGCTGAGTCAAGCTTATTCTCAATCGCTTGGACTACATTTTTATGTTGCTTATCAAATACTTCTGCTACCTGCAAGCTACTGGTAACGGCTTGCTTATTCTTCATAATTACTAAATCATTCATGTGGATCATCCCTTTTGTTTTTTGGTAGTATAATTTAAATGTTCCAGAAAGGTGGTGAAAATAATATGAAATATTCACGAGATCAACTAATGCAAACCATTTCCTCGGAAACAGATAAAGTTTGGGATAACGGTGCTGCTCTTGCCCTAATCTCTTTTGTCAAGGAAGAGATTGAATCGACTGGTCAGCCTTTATCTCAATCCCAAACAGACGCGTTGGCAAAATCTTTAACATACATTTCAAAAGCAAACACTAAAAATTCTTTAATTGCTACTTTTAATGTGTTTACCACTCTTGGAATCTTTAAAGCCAACTAGTTTGCCACTTGTTATTTTTGAAGCTTCTATTTTTTTAAAAAAGGATTCACATATTGCAGATGTGGATCCTTTTTTGTTTTGTTCCTTCATAAAATCATTCCTTTCTATGCTGGCTGTTCAACTAATGGCATGATCCCCTTTGACTTTAAAAAGTCGTATAAGAACTTTTGCCCCACTTGTGTCCACTTCATCGTGTTACGTACCTGCTTGATGCCATCGCTATTCGTATACTCGTATGGTTCAACGTGCGTATAGCCTTCGTCTTGATACTTCGCGTACAATAGCCACGTTTTGCCTTGCTTGTATTGAATGCCTAAGCCATGTAGCAACTTGTTAAACTCACGTGTCGAGTAACCGTAGTTCTTAGCAATCATTGAGATTGTTTCCAGTCCCTTGTTGGCTAACATGCTATCGGTGTAATCCGCCTTGGGCTTCAACTCCTGGATAACTAAGTCCTTTTGTTTGAGCTGGCTGCCTGCCTTCAATAGCAAGTCGCCTAACGCATCCTTATCGTGCGTAATGTCGTAGGCTGTCTGGTCAGTCATGTAAACGCCATTCTCGCGGATGGACGGGAGCACGTCGTGAGTTACCCAATATTGAAATTTTTTGGCTTTCTTACTATTAGCCTTGATAGCCAATTCGTAAAATTGTGGCTCAGTGATGAAATCACCTTTGCCAACTTGTGGAAAATTAGTAGTATTCCGCACATGTGCGGAAACATCATGTAAGTAATTATTTACACGCTTCCACTGCACATATAATTTTCCATTTTTGGTTTGGGTAATCCCTAATCCAATTGCGGCTTGTTCAACATCAAATTGGACACTACCATCATCTAACTGTCGAACCGGTAAATTGATGTATCCATCTGTAAAGCTTTTGATTTTTTGCATTTTAATTGCCCTCCTTAAGATACACTTGAAGTGTACTTTCCTTTAAAAAAAATAATGCTGTCAAATGATATCTTGCAAATAGCTGCAAACTTCCAAGCGGTGTCTACCCGAAAAGACATATTTCCGTTTTCATACTTTTGATATGTTTGACGAGACATCCCCAATTTTCGAGAAATTTCTTGCTGCGTAAACCCAGCTTTAATACGAGCAGATTTGATATCGAATTTATCATTTTTCATATTGTCACCTCCTCTTGACTACATTTATAGTTTAGTACACTTGAAGTGTACTTGCAAGCAAAAAACGGCATTTTGACATTATTTTTTTACGTAGTGTTTACTTTTGCGTACTTCAAGTGTACAATTATCTTAACAAATAAATAGGAAGTGAAAAAATGAACCTCTCACAAAACATCAAAAGACTTAGGAAAAGTCATGGTTATACTCAAAAAGATTTAGCATCTATATTAAAAGTTAAGCCTACTTCGATTTCTGCATGGGAGTCAGGACGTAATAAGCCATTAATGGATAAAATCACTATAATGTCTACTCTGTTTGGAGTGTCAACAAGTGAATTAGTAGGTGACACATTTTACAAAAACGATATTAATGATATCTACAATCAATTAAACCCTGATCGTCAGCAAAATGTTTACAACTACGCTGATAATCAACTGAGAGAACAAAATAATACCATTGTACGTATGCCACGAACGCAAATTAAGCTGCTCGGTGCTGTATCTGCCGGTACTGGTGAGGAGTTACAAGATGATACAACCGAAGTTGATTACACGGGCACTGTGCCTGAATATGACTACGCCCTACAAGTCAATGGTGATTCTATGGAGCCACTGTTTACTGACCAGCAAATTATATTTGTTAAGTATTCAGAGGAAGCATTTAATGGTCAAATCATTATAGCCTATGTTGATGGTAAGGCTTACGTTAAGAAGTATCATTGCAATGGAGCTAAGTGTGAACTGGTTAGCTTAAACAGCAAATACGACCCAATTGATGTTAGTGGCAACGAAAACTTTAAGATAAAGGGTGTAGTTGTACTTTAAGTCCCCTATGTGGGACTTTGCTTATGTGTCAAAAAGAACACACGTTCTACATATTTAGCGGTATTATACTTACATAAGACCAGATACGGATGTCGGTAAAAGCTGGGGAATTTGGAGGAATTATTGAATGTTTATAACGATTTTGGGATGGATAATTATTGTCTTTACTGTACTGGTATGTATCGGTATGTTTTTAAAAAATGAAGACGGAACCAGCAATTCCATTAGCCAAAAAATACTGACAATTGTTGTGAGTGTATTGGTAATATTTTTCGGACTGTATTTGTCTGGTCATTCTAAGCGTGTTAATGAGGCAAAACAAGAATCTATTAGCTTGTCACGAAAAGAATCAATAAGTCAATCTAAAGAAGATAGCAAGTTTTCATCAAGTGAAGATAAAGAGTCTAGTGAGGACGATGAGAACGGAAAACTATTTATCAGGGATTTCAATGTTTATCTTTCTAACAAGAAAATGGGAACTTCAAGTATTGAAGATGGAGTTGTTAAAGTTGTGCTTCCAAATTCAGTCGAAAATATGAGCGTAGCAGATTTTACAGCTTTAGCTCAAGAAATTTACGACCATGCTAATACTCTTGCTAGTGGTGAAGACTATGATGCCGGAATAATTTATTTCTACTCTCAAAATGGTGGCGAACTAGCAAGATCTACGTTCAGCGGTGGCATTAAGATTTATAAGGAGTAACTATAATGGGACTACTAATAATGATCGTCATCTTTCTAGCACTATGGAAGATATTAGGAACACTAGGCCACATCTTTTTGCCAATATTAGCCGTACTATTTATCCTGGCAACCTGGATTCCTTCACAAGCAATTGTTATGGTGATTTGGGTGCCAATCGCGATATTATATTTTATCGGCTTAGCCGGGTATAAACATGCTAAGTAGAACTAGTATAAATATATTTTAATCGGGGGAAAGTCATGGAATTGTATGTAGGAAAGTACAGCACACACGTGTTCGACTTTACCATTGCAATTGGCATCATTTGCTTCATAGCGCTAGTCGTCATGTTAGTTTACTGGATTCACAAGCGAAAATAGCACCCTCGCCCACTACCAGCTTAGCGGGCAACATGCGAGCGTAGTTCAACGGTAGAACATGTCCACACCCAAATAGAGTTCCCCTGCTCTTAACACCTACTATGCAGGTTCGACTCCTGCCGCTCGCATTGTACGTTAATAGCAAATAATTATGGAGGCACCTATGAATATTGATATCACAAAACTATTAGATTGGGGATTGATAGTACTATCTCTTTACTTAGTTGTGGATACACTTCTGCAAACAAATCATAACAACCCCTACAACATGTTTATAATAACCCTCAAATTAATAGTTGCCATCATCGTGGGATTATTTGGTATGTACACAACTTTTTACAACATCTATTGAAACTTCTGTTAACATGCGAGCGTAGTTCAACGGTAGAACATGTCCACTCCGAAATAGAGTCACCCCGCTCTTATCAACTACTATGCAGGTTCGACTCCTGCCGCTCGCATTAAAATAAAGAAAGAAGGCATACTATGCATCAAGATATTTCAAGGTACGAACTAATAGAAGATATTATCAGTGACTTAACAGTCTTTGTAAAATCTGACGCCATTCTCTACTTATCAAAAGATAGCTATTCCGAAGCAGAATACGACCGTATGCTTAAAGGAATTAAAGGCGATTTGGTGACACGCTTCAAGCAAGAAAAGGAATAGTAAAATTTTTCCAGTCAAGCCAATTGAATCATTTCAGTTGGCATCTTGCGAGCGTAGTTCAACGGTAGAACAATGTTCCAAGTCTTGAAGCCCATTCTTTCTTGGAGTACTATGCAGGTTCGACTCCTGCCGCTCGCGTTTAAATTTTTGAATATAAAACTTAACAATTATTGGAGATGGTTAGATCGATGAATTTCAATTGGAAATATGCTCTTGTGAATAATATTGACTTTTACCCATTTTTCATAGTGCTGGCATTGGAGGAAACATATCCAAAATCAATATTTGCAGATTCACTATGGATATTGCCAGTTATCTTTATATTGTCATTAATAGCCCATTTTACTCTATATAAACCAGCTATTAAAAGTAATCCTTCACTTGATCAGAAACATTACACTTCAAGCCTAGTCTCGTGGCTGATAATGATCGTAGGAGTTATTGGAATTATATTTGCTGTTTTCTACTATCATTTTCATTCTCCTTTAATGTGGATTGCTTTGTTGGCATTAGTTCTTTTAAGAGATACATTCGCTAATAACGACCTGTAAGGAGCAAAAAAGCACATCCGCTCCCGCCAAGAAGATGGATGTGCTTAACTTGAATAAATACTAACGGGACTGTTGCACCCTTTTGCCCTTCTAGTATATCACAAGGAGGAATTTATTATGGCACAAATAAAACGTGTAAAAAATGGCTACCTAGTAAGAATTTCGTATAGAGATCATGCAGGCAACTACCTAAGTAAACGAAAAACATTCACCCGTAAGCGAGACGCAGAGGAATTTGCTAACTCATTCGAAGTTAGTAAATTTTCTGGTGAACTAGAAAAGAAGCCATCTATCGAGTTCTCTAAGTACTTCTATTCTTGGTATGAGACGTACCGCAAACCCAATCTTGCTTATATCACGACTCGTAGATATGAATTAGTCCATACTGAAATAAAAAATTACTTTGCTCATGCACGTATTGCAGATATTACTCGTAAGGATTACCAAAAATTCATAAACCAATATGGCAAAAATCATGCGAAAGATTCAGTTAAGAAACTGCATAATCTAATTAAAGCTTGTGTTGGGAATGCTGTTTTCGAAAAAGATGTTGAAACTGACTTCACTTATAACGTAATTATCACTTATGACAAAAATCGTAGTCTTAAGATTGATTACCTAAGTCTAGCTGAGATTAAGCAACTAACAGCTTATGTACAGAATCACCTCAATCCTCGTTACACGTCACAATACATGATCATGACTGCCATCTTTACCGGGGCACGATTAGGAGAAATCATGGCACTAACTTGGAAAGACATTAATTTCACGTTCAATACTATCTCGATAAATAAATCATGGAACTATGTTGAAGGTGGTGGATTCAAGCCAACTAAAACCGAAAGCTCAAATAGAACCATCCGTGTTAACAAACAATTTTTAGATAGTCTGAAAGCACTTAAGGTAAATAACCGAGAAATGGTATTTGAGAACGTTGCCCATGACATTCCAACCTCTAACGGCGTTAATAAAGTTCTGCGCTCTGACTTAAAAGCATTGGGCATCACACGAAAAGGATTCCACTTTCATAGTCTGCGGCACTCTCACGTTGCGTTCCTGCTCTCTCAGAACATTGACCTATACATTATATCGAAACGTCTTGGTCATTCTGATATTGGCACCACGTCCCGGATATACGCATACCTAATCGATGAGTATAAAGCACGCTCAGACGAAAAAATTTCCGGCTCGTTAGACAAACTTTTTAATAGCCCACAGACTGAAAAAGAAGCGAAAACTAGTATTCATTGTTGATAATAAATATCCATTTCGTTGCATAAACAGCAATTCGAAAAAAACGCGTTTTTTAAAATTTGTCTTTACTTGTCGCTGATGTCTTAAAAACGCTATTATAACAATATTGTCTATGTCTGCCTGGGGCATAATTAGTCTATGAGCAATAAAAGAGCCACGGTAAACACTTATTTACTGGGCTCTTTTATTTTGTGAATTTTAACAAAGTAGTGCCTTTGCAAAGATTTTTACGCATTTCTTCAATAAGGATGAATTCATAATAATTTTGCTCAACCGATAAGTGCTGGTCCACCTCACCTATCCGTTAGACACACTAACCACGGCAAACGGGCCGTAGCTCCCATTGTTAGGGGAACTATGGCCTTTTACTAACGGTTAAATAATTGTTGGTCACAGTAGAACCTTCACCAACGCTTCAGAAACTGAGGCGATTAATTTCTGAAAATCCACAAAAAGTCCTATGCAACCCACGATTTTAGTGTATACTAGATATGTTGACGAAAAGTTAACGTGATGGCGGTAGTGGCGAAGTGGTTAACGCACCGGATTGTGGCTCCGGCACGCGTGGGTTCGATTCCCACCTACCGCCCTTCTAAAAAAGCACGTGCAATTGCACGTGCTTTTTATTTAATCAAATTTTCTAATCACGCCTTCAGCCAAGCCTTCAAAGCGGCTCCAGTGCGTGAAGTGGGCACGTCAACTGCTGCTCGTGGGGTTCCGCTATACTGA